TTAGTATTGGCCTTACATATCCAATTGATTTTTTTATACAGTAGAGTTCGTAAGAACGGCTATGGCATGGTAACGGTGTTGCCACATAATAACAAAACAAAAGGATAACATGTCTAATCTAAAAAAGTATGCCTTGATGGCATTGAAGAAGAAAGCACCGAAAGTACCAAACTATACTTGTACGGATATAGACAACGTAATCACTACACTAGAACACATACACACAGGCACAAAGAAACTAACGAAGTTACGGCTTGACGTTTTGGAACGTAAGTTGGAAAGACTTCGGGCTTCTAATGAGGGGTTGAGAGATAGTGGTATATACTGGTATGGTATAACGAAGAAGATAATTAAGAATTTGAAAGATAATGGTAAGAAAGCGAATTTAAGTAAAAGAAATAAAAAAAATCGGAAAAATCGGAATTACGACTCTGATTAATACTAGGAGAGAAGAAAAATGGGAGAATATTTTTTAGTTATAGTATTTTGTATAATGGGTGAGTGTACATCAATAGATGGTCAAACACCATATCCTGACTATGAAACCTGTTTTAAGGTTAGCGAAGAAACGGCTGAATTGTTTTCAAGACAATACCCAAACAGTAAAGGTCAAATATACTGTCTTACGGAAGATGAGTATAAGGAGTATATAAATACTACTGAACCTAAAGAGGCACCGAAAGTTGGTACAGGAATATAATGATTAAGTTAACAGAGAACGCAGTAAAGCATTTATCAGAATTAAAGGCCAAGCACAACGTCAAATACATAAGACTTGAAGTAAAAGGTGGAGGTTGTGCTGGGTACGAATACAAGTGGAGTTTTGAGAATGAAATTAACGAGATAGATGATTTAATAATAGGTGATCTAGTTGTTGATAGTATGTTTGAAATGTATATTGCTGGTATGGAGTTAGACTATAAAGAAGAAATCTTTGGTAGTCAATTCGTATTCAGTAATCCAAATAGCAAATCATCATGTGGTTGTGGAACATCTTTTAGTGTGTAACTAAATAGTTTTATATTATGACTGAAACGAATAGAAGTAAAATTGAAGGAACTGAATTAGCACACGACATCACTATAAAAGAAAACAGTTTTTTTGATAGAAGACATAAACGATTAAACATTGATCTATCTCATAGATGTCCTTTAGAATGTTTAAGATGTGGTAGACAAAGAAGTTTTACCAATAAAGGTCTTAAAGTACCTGGTCGTGATCTAACAATATCCGAATTTAATAAAATACTAGATTGGTTTCCTAGAATATCTTTCTGTGGTCAATATTCTGACCCTATACACCACCCTAAAATAAACGAATTACTTACTATCACAAAAGATAGAGGTGTTAAAGTAGAGGTACATTTAGCCTCATCTTTAAAACCAAAGAAAGCTTACATAGAAGCATTTAAAGCCAACCCTAAAGCAAACTGGATATTTGGTATAGATGGCATGCCTGAAGAAAGTAAACAATACAGAGTTAATCAAAATGGTCAGAAACTATTTGATCTTATGTTAGAGAGTAAAAAGTATTTAACAACAAGACCTCTATGGCAGTTTATTATATTCAGTTATAATGAAAAGAGTATTGACAAAGCAATGAAGATGGCCAAAGATAACGATGTTGATTTCATATTAGTTAACAGTGCAAGATGGACAGATGATGACGATTGGTTAATGCCAAAAACTAAAAGGACTATGAATGACTAAAGTTACTGACAATCATTTAGGTGCAGTACCATTATGGGCAGAGGGAGATATTGAATTAGACCCTTTATGTTTTAAAGACGCAATTGCCTTAGCAGTCACCAACCAAGGTGTATTAATACCTTGTTGTAGAATGGACGATCCTAAAACAATGAACGACCCTAGAATGAAAAAGATGTTAGAGGTTAGTACTATCAATAATAACAATACAGTAGAAGATATACTAAAGTCAGGTGAATGGAAAGAATTTGCAAACAACTTATCAAAGAACATAGGACCTAATGCGTGTAGAACAACATGTGCCAAAGCAAAAAAATATTCACAGACAGTAGAATGGATTAACACCAAAACAGGTAAAACAACTAGTACTGAAAAGAAATAATGAAAAAGAAATTGATAGTAGCAGGTTGTAGTTTTACAGATATGAACTACGTTAGTTCAATTAATACTACAGGTGGAAAACAATGTGATGAGTTTCCTACATGGGGAGAAATACTAGCAAAACAATTAGATATGGATTTAGTTTGTCTAGCAAAAAACGGTGCTGGTCAAGAGCAGATATATTCTAGTGTACAAGATTATCTATTAGAAAATGATCCAAAAGAAATAGGTTTATGTATTGCAGGTTGGTCAAAATGTCAAAGAGTAAATTGGCAAAAGAAAAACCTGGAATGGTGTGACGCTAAACCTAATATGTATGGTCATGTATATGGGTGGATAAAGTCTTCATTAAGATATCAATATGCATTTCAAAATTTATGTGAACAACATAATATACCATATAAACATTTTCAAATGATTTCTTTATTTGTAGATCATATCTATGAATATGAATTTAAAGAAGCAGGTGGCAATTATGAAAAGATAAGACAAGGTTGTGTTGATGTAATTAAAAAATCACCACAATATAAACATATGAAAAACTTTATTGGTTGGCCTATATTTAATGAAGAAGATGGTTTTGTTGTTGCAGATTTAAAAATCCACAAAAATTGGGGAGTAGAAGATAGATTGGCTAATAATATACCTACATCTACTTTTAATCCTGCTAATAGAGATTATGATGAGAAGATTTACTTTACGGATATATATGGTAAGCCGGTTGGTCTAGCACCAAAAGGAACAATTGATTATGACCATGTTATTGAAAAGAGTAATCCACACCCAAACAAAAAAGGTCACGAATGGCTTGCTAAATATATAGAGGATAAATTATGAACGATAAAAAAGTAGGATTTACATGTAGTACTTTTGATTTGTTACATGCTGGTCATGTACAAATGTTAAAGGATGCCAAAGACCAATGCGATTACTTAATCGTAGGTTTACAAACAGACCCAACTATAGATAGACCTGATACCAAAAATAAACCAATACAAACATTGGTAGAAAGAGGTATACAGTTATCAGCAGTTAAGTATGTAGACGAAGTTATTACGTATCAAACTGAACAAGACTTGGAAGATATATTAACAATGTTTAATATATCAGTAAGAATTATGGGAGAAGAATATCAAGGTACAGAGTTCACAGGTAAGGAGATATGTGTTAAGAAACATATAAAGATAGTTTACAACAAAAGAGACCACCGTTTTTCATCAACGGATTTAAGAAAAAGAATTAAAAATTAGGAGAAAAAAATATGAGTAATTTTGACAATCACGACAAAGATCACGATCACGATAGATCGTATGAAAATGAATCTACAAGAGATACAACACCTATGGTTTCTATATCATTAAGAGAATATGATAAGTTAAAATCAGGAAGTGCTTTCATCACAGACAAAGCAACGATTGATATTATAGATAATCTTGAAAGACTCGTTAGAGCATTAAGAAAACATATAGTTAGATCAGAGATTTAATTATTTGTGATATACGGCAAAAGTATCAGCGCCGTCCATATGACAGAAAGATTGAGGTCTTTGATAATAACTTGTATTACCAGTTGTTAAGTTTTTCTTAACACCAGACTTTCCTCTATATCTATATCTAATAGGTTTAGCATTTTTATGTGCCGATACCTCTTTAAAGTATTTTAAATACTTCATTGGTATGCCGGCAGCTATACATCTACTATCGCTTTTCCAGGGATCCAACATATGTTTGATCAACACTGAATTTACAATTTTATTAAATACTCTTTGTCTTCTATTCATAATTATCCTCTCAAATATTCGGGACCAGTCCATTTAATAGAATAGCCTCCAGTTAGTACATTGCCTCTAGCTCTGTTTAATGCAGGAGCATTAAAACCAGCCGCCTTTAATACGTCACCTTTTTTAAAGTGCTTAAAGTCTTCTTTTACAATAAAAGCAAACACTCCGTTTTCTTGTACAACTTTAATGTACTTCTTACCTTGTGTTACTTTAGTTTTACTGTCCCATTCTGCTAATTGTCTTTGTCCGTAAGAAGAACCTTTTCCCCAATGAGCATAATCATGTTTGGCACCAGCCATCATGTTCTTAATACCTTCGTCTAAAGTTTTTGCTGTTTTATCTACTATCGTCATTATTGTACTACTCCTTCCGTTCTAAAATCTACAATTGGGTGAAAATCATAAGCGTATTCATTATCAGGTAATGTACCTGACATTTGAACATAACAATCATTTTTCTTTCTAGTATCAAAGAAATTCTGTAAAGTTTTCTTTAGATTATTTGCCATCTGTTCATGTATTGAAACACCAAACTTTGCAAATAAAGTACCACACATGATAGTACAATCAGTAGCGCTTTCTTCTAATGCAAGTTTCATTATGTCTTTTCTCAATTGAATAGACTTGTTTTTATCATCAGCCATTTCTTGACCTTTTTCTTCTTGTATTCTTAACTCGTTATACATTTCTGGTGTAATCATTATTTTTGCTCCTTATAAAGTTCTTGTGAGTACAAAGAAAGTATAAACATTGTTATACCAAGCATTGCAAGAATACCAGCACCAATCCACTGATCAGTTTCAACAGCACCTGCTGAACCAACTAATGCAAGAGTACCAATAATAGCACAAACTATTGTTGTAAATTCAATTAACTTTTTTTTCATAGTGTTTCCTTTTGTTATAGTGTTTTTTTTCATATTACTCGTCCATCCTATAACATAAATACAGTAAAGTCAAGAAAAAAAAGCATAAAATATGAAAATAATTCAAATAATTGTGATTTGTTCTCTTTTTGTACTGGTTTCTTGTACTAGAAGTGTTAAGGATTGCAAAATTAAGGCAGATTTAGAAAAAATAGGCGAATCAGCGTTAAAAAATAAAGAAAATTTATCTGAAACTGAATTACGACAAGCTCAAATGTCGTGTAATTTTTAAGGATAAATAATATTATGATCAATTGTCAAAATTGTGGATATAAATGTCATTGTGGCGAAAAAAAGTATGTAAATTATGGGGAAAAGAAAAAAACTGAAGTTTGTACATATTGCCGACACAACGAATCAGACGATTCTTGGAAAGATCAAGTAAAATACGATAATACTAATTAATGGAGTTATAAAATGAAGAAAATGAGAATATTTAAATTTTGGAATGAAGCAGGTGACGAAAAAGAGAAAGAAGCAATGAGTTTGAAGAAGGCAGTTATCTCTGTACAAGGTGATTTTAAAGATAAATTCATCGGTGTTGAATATATGAGTAAAAAAGGCAAACAAATTACTGATTCCGTAAAAATACCTATGGGTAGAAAAATAAGACAAGCGGCAATCATAGAAAAAAAGAGAGCAGCTGCAAAAGCAGCAAAAGAATTGGGAAAATAATGCCAGCAATCAGTAGACAAGGCGACAGTTTGAGTACAGGACACATTTGTGTTGGTACAACGACTTTAAATACGCCTGGTCAAAGTACTGTTAAGGCAAATAGTATCTTAATAGCGAGAGTGGGTGACCCGACGGTCTCCCACCCATTCCCACCATCACCACCTTGCGCTCCTCATGTTGCAGTAGTCAATGTAGGCAGTTCAACAGTTTCAGTCTGTGGTAGTCCAATAGCTAGAGTAAATGATAGTACAGACGCTGGAGTAATGACTTCAGGTTCTTCAAATATCTTTGCTGGTTAACGTATAAATATATGGTGTAATGCCAAACTTTGATAGTAGTAATACAAACAACAGTAAACGAAAGAATAGAATCTATACAGATTTAGATTTGAATTTTGGACGTAATACAGTTACAAGTGATGTTAATAAATTGACAGATGTAGAGGCCGTTAAAAGAAGTGTTAGAAATTTAATCAATACTTCTCACTTTGAAAGACCTTTTCATCCAGAGATTGGTAGTGATGTAAGAAGAATGTTATTTGAACCAATGACACCTCTAACAGCACTAAATTTACAAAGAAAAGTTGGCGAAGTATTAAATAATTTTGAACCAAGAATTAAATTAGTTCAAATTTTAGCTAGACCAGATTTAGACAGAAATAGTTATCACTTAACAATTATGTTTTATGTAATAGGTGTTTCTGAACCAGTAACAGTAGAAACTTTTTTAGAGAGAACAAGATAAAATGGCAAGTAACAAATTAATAGTATCTGATTTTGACTTTGATGACATAAAATCAAATTTAAAAACATTTTTACAAAATCAACCAGAATTTTCAGACTATAATTTTGAAGGATCAGGCTTTGCCGTTCTTTTAGATACATTAGCATACAATACACACTATCTTGGCTTCAATGCTAACATGTTAGTTAATGAAGTTTATCTAGACAGTGCAGACGTAAGAAAAAATATAGTTTCATTAGCAAAGGCATTAGGTTATACACCATCATCAGCTAGAGCTTCAACAGCAAGTATTGACATAACAATAAACAATGCTTCGGGTTCAAGTATCTTGATGAATAAAGGAACAACTTTCACAACAAGTGTAGATGGAACAGGATTTAATTTTTGTACTAATGAAGATATTACAATTACACCAGTAGATGGTGTTTACAAATTTTCAAACGTAAATATATACGAGGGTACTTTAATTACTTTCAAATATACAGTTGACAGTACAGATGTTGATCAAAAGTTTGTAATACCAAATGTTAATGCTGATACATCTACTTTAAAAGTAACTGTACAAAATTCAATATCAGATTCAACTGTAAATACTTATTCAGTTGCTACAGGTTTAAGAAACCTAAATCACTTATCTAAAGTTTACTTCAAACAAGAAACAGATACAGGTAGATTTCAAGTTTACTTCGGTGATGACGTAATAGGTAATAAATTAGAAGATGGTAACATAGTTACTTTAGAATATATCGTTACGAACAAAACAGAGGCTAATGACGCTAAGTCATTTGAGTTAGGTTCTACTATCGGTGGTTTTTCAAACGTAACTATAACAACTAAATCAAGTGCTCAAGGTGGTGCAGAACCTGAAACTAAAGAGTCAATTAGATTTAATGCTCCATTACAATACACAGCACAAGACAGAGCAGTTACAGCTACAGACTATGAAACAATAGTTAGATCAATTTATCCTAATGCATTATCTATTAGTGCTTGGGGTGGAGAAGACGATGAAACACCGGTTTATGGTGTAGTAAAAATTTCTATCAAGGCTGATTCAGGTTCAACATTAACTGATAGTACTAAAGCGTCTATTATAAAATCTTTAATACCTTATAACGTTGCTTCAGTTAGACCAGAGATTATTGATCCAGAAACAACATCTATTCTGTTAACAACTAATGCTAAGTATGATAAGAAAAGTACAAGTAAATCACTTGATACATTAAAGTCAGAAATCAATACTGCTGTTACAAATTACAATACTTCAACTTTACAAAAGTTTGATGGTGTCTTTAGATTTTCTAAATTAACAGGTCTAGTAGACAATGTAGATAAAAGCATACTATCTAACATCACAACAGTTAAAATGAGAAAGAATTTTACACCTACTATTGCGTCTTCAACAAGATACGATATGTACTTTAGAAATGCAATACATAATCCACATTCTGGTCATACATCGGTACTTTCATCTACTGGATTTAAAGTTACAGGTAGTGATAATGAAATGTTTTTAGATGATGATAGTAACGGTAACGTTAGAAGATATTATCTAGTAAGTGGTGTTAAAACTTATGCTAATGCAACACAAGGTACAGTTAATTACAAAACAGGTCAAGTAACAATCAATTCTTTGAACGTTGCTTCAATATCTAATATTAGAAATGTAGTATCTAACGTTATTGAGATTACGGTATCGCCTAGTTCAAACGATATAGTGCCAGTTAGAAATCAAGTAATAGAAATAGACATATCAAACTCAAATATAACTGTAGAACAAGATACATTTATTGGTGGCTCAGCAGAAGCTGGTGTAGGCTATCAAACAACAACAAGTTACTAATTAAACAATGGCTAAATTTGATAATAAAATATCCAATTTAATACCAACTCAATTACCAAATTTTGTAGTTGATGATCACCCTAAATTCGTAGAATTTTTAAAAACATACTATCAATTTATGGAAGCTGCAGAATTGCAGGTAACTTCAATTCAAACTACAGACGGAATAACTTTAGAAAATCAAACAGGCACAATATCTAATTTAACACTAGACGCCGGTTCTCTTGGTGCAGAAAATACTCAATTAGATATAGATGACAAGATATTATTAGAAGAAAGTACTTTTGGTAAGTTTACATACAATGAAACTGTAACAGGACAAAATTCTAAAGCGACAGCAACAATTTTAGCTGAAGATTTAGATTCAAATAGACTATTCATAACATCACAAGACAAATTTGAAGTGGGAGAAACTATTTTAGGTAATTTGTCAAATGCAAGTGCAGTTGTTAATGGTTACAGACCTAATCCTGTTCAAACTATTCAACAATTAACAAATTTTAAGGATCCTGACAAAGTAATCTCTAATTTCTTAAATAATTTTAGAAATGAGTTTTTTAAAACTATTCCAGAGAGCTTAGCTATAGGAATAGACAAAAGAAATCTAATTAAAAATATTAAATCGTTATATACTTTAAAAGGCACTCAAAAAGGGCACGAACTATTTTTTAGAATACTATTCAACGATACATCTGAAACTTTTTACCCTAGAGAGCAGATATTAAAAGTATCAGACGGTAATTACGACACAAAAACAGTAATGAGAATAATTGCTAGTCAAGGTGATACATCAAAATTAATAGGAAGAACAATTACAGGTAAAACTTCTAAAGCAACGTCAATAATAGAAAATGTATCAAAATTTTATATAGGTAGCAGTGAAGTTTCTGAAATGACTGTAAACAAAGATAGTATCATAGGTACTTTTATTGTAGGAGAAGATATACAAGGTACAGCAACAGATACAGACGATTACTTTATAATTGCAAAAGTAACTGGAGTACCAGGAAATAAAACAATTACTAATGATGGTAATCTTTACACTACAGAGGATCAAGTTACAGTTTCAGGTGGCGGTCAACAAGCTTCGTTTCAAATCAACAGTGTTGGTTCAGGTAAAGTAACTGAAACAGTTGTAGACGCAGGTGGTTCAGGATATGTAATTGGAGATACTTTAAGTTTCAATAATACTAATACAAATGGTGCAGGCGCCACAGGTGTTGTTACAATTGTAAATGGTGGTATTACAGGAGATACTACTGAACATATTATATTAGAAGATGAAACATGTTCCGGTGACCATATTTCGGGAGACAAATTTGTACAAGAAACTAACACAGGCACAGGAGATATTACAGACATTTATTTAATAAGTGGTGGTGACGGATATAAATCTTTACCTACAGTTACAGTAACATCTACTGGAGGTACAGGTGCAAAAGTATTATCTTATGGAACAGACATAGGTAAAATTTTAGGAATAGAAACATCAAATTTAGGTATAGAGTATGAAAAATCTCCATCACCTACATTATTATTTGTACAAAATTTATTTGTAATAAGTGTGACAGGTTCGTTTACTACTAATACTACTGTAACCGGTGGTACATCGGGTGCTACGGGTATTGTTACTAGTTGGAATACAAATACTAATTTATTAAAACTAAAAACAGTTTCAGGATCTTTTCAACTAAATGAATCATTATCAGCAAGTGGTGGTAGTGCAACTTTAAATAAATTAGATATACCAACAACAAGTGTATCTGTTGTTTCTGTTGTAGATACAGATGGTAAATTTATTGATGAAAAAGGATTTGTTTCAGAAAATACTATGAAAGTACAAGATAGTTTATACTATCAAGATTTTTCTTATGTATTAAAAGTAGGTAACTCAATTAATTTATGGAGAGACGCATTTAAAAAAACAATGCATACTTCTGGTTTTTATTTTACAGGACAAGTTGATATTGAAAACAGATTAAATTTGAGGGTTAAAGTTGCAGAGGCAATAAACACTGGTACAATCGGTGAACCACTAATCTACTTAATGAAATTAATATTTCAAACTTCATTTGGTAGAAGAACAGGAACAGCTGACGATGGTTCATTAGGATCAGAATTTTCTCAACAACCTAATCCAAATAACTCTAGAGACGTGATGTTAACAAGAGCTCCTATAAGTGTTAGATTGAATTTAAGAGTAAGAAGAAAAGTTGGAACAGGCGTGACTATAAATCAAGGATTTGCATATTGTGGTCCTAGTTTTAAATCAATTAATAGATTTGCAAATACAGCATATGGTGTTACAGGTAACAGATCAGGTGGTATTAATGGTACAACTGGTAATACTTTCAATAGATTAAATGAATTAAAAGTCACTGGTACCAGATCAAGTTTAGATGGCACAACAGCAATATTTAATATGATAAGTGGAACCAACGCAGACGAAGATGATTTTGGTTTCATGTTAAAGACCAACTTTGCTTTTCCAACAGATATTACGTTCCCAGGTGAAGAATCGTTCAGTGGTAATACTTTGAAATATGATTCAACAAACAAAAAATTTGACAAAACAACTGTATAAATATAACTATAAATAGAGATAGAAATGACAAAACAAACAATAGCAATCGGTTCAACTCCAAATGATGGCACAGGTTCTACTATCAGAGCTGGTGGTGATTTAATCAACGATAACTTTAACGAAATCTATACTGCTTTCGGAGATGGTACTAATTTAAATGCTGGTGTAATTACTGGTAAACAAGAAGGAACAAACTTTTCAAACTCTATAATGATCGGTCACTCGGTGACAGGTACTTTGAGTTCAGCACAAGAAAACGTTGCCGTTGGTAAAACATCTTTAAGATCAATTACTTCAGGAGATGATAATACTGCCGTGGGTTTTGCAGCTTTACAATCAGTTACATCTACAGGAAAAAGTACAGCCGTAGGACATTCAGCAGGTAAAGACGCAACAGGAGAAAAAAATACTGTTATAGGTGCAAACGCAGGTTTAAGAGTATCTTCAGGACAACACAATACTTTTGTAGGTTACAATGCAGGTCAAACTGTAGAAACTGGATCAGGTAATGTCATTATAGGAAATGCTGGTGGTAATACTGCCGGTGAAACTAGATCAATGATAATTGCAGGATCAGATGGTTCTACTTTGACAACTTGGTTAGAAGGAGATAGCACAGGTGAGGTTACAGTATTTGGTAACCCAACAAAAAATTTAGGTATTGCAACAAAACAATACGTTGATTCAAATATTACAGCAAATGACGAAATAACTGAAATGTCAGATGTCACTTTATCAAGTATTACAAGTGGTGACATTTTACAGTGGAACGGTAGTCAATTTGTAAATATAGCTTTAGGAGTTATAGGTACTATGGCTGGTCAAAATGCTAATGCAGTTGCAATAACTGGTGGTTCTATTACTATGGGATCATTATCTAATACGTCAAGTCTATTAGTAAAAAATTCTAGTGGTACTACATTAAAAACAATTATTGGAACAACTTCATAGGAAAGTATTATAAATAGGAGTAACAATTATGCCAGCGATTATAACAACAAAATTCAGAATAAACAACAGTGAACAGTTTCACGAATCTTTTACGGAAGCTTCTCCAAATGTTTATTATCTAGGTCTAGCAAGACCACAAGCTTTCGGTACATCTACAAGAGGTGATGGCCGTACAGATTACGAAGGAACAGACTCAGCACCAATTATACCAGGTGATACTGTTGTTGCAGAGTTCAATACTTTTGATGATCTATTAGCTGCTAAAAAAATTACAAGTTCAGATATTAGTTTTGCAGTACCAAGAAGAAATTGGGCAACTGGAACAACATACGATATTTACAGACACGACTATGGAGAATATATTACAGGTAGTACATCTTTAAGAAATACTGCTAATGGTGGTGCAACAACTTTACATGACGCTAATTTTTATGTTTTAACTACAGACAGAAATGTTTACAAGTGTATTGACAACGATGGTAACACTGCTTCTACAACAGAACCAACTGGTACAAGTTCTAGTGTTATAACAACTGCTGATGGTTACAAATGGAAATATATGACTACTATGTCAGCGGCTCAACAATCAAATTTCTTATCAACAGACTTTATGGGACTTTCAACTAACTCAACTGTTAGTTCAGCTGCTATAGACGGATCAATTGATTGTATAAAAATTAAATCTGCCGGTTCAGGTGGTGCAGATGGCTCTCATTCAGTAACAATCAAAGGTGACGGATCAAGTGCAGCTGCTAATGTTATAGTATCAGGTGGTACTATTACTTCGGTAGTTATGACTAACGTAGGATCAGGTTATACTTTTGGTACAGTTTCAAATGCAGAAATAGTAACTGCTGGGTCAACAAGTTTAGTTGGTGCAGAATTAGACGTGATTATTTCTCCAAAAGGCGGTCATGGTTTTAATTCAGTAGAAGAATTAGGTGGTTTCTTTGTAATGTTAAACGTAAATTTAGAAGGATCAGAAGCAGCAAACTCTGGAGATTTCCACGCTGGTAATGACTTTAGAAAAATTTGTTTAATCAGAGATCCAAAAGCTTCAGGTTCAGCTGCAACTACTACAACTTTAAGAGGTACTAAAGCAGTAAGACTAGCAGCTAGTCCAACTCCAGGTACTTTTATAGTTGATGAAGAAATAAATCAATCAACTACAGGCGCTGTTGGTAAAGTTGTAGAATGGGACGCAACAAACAGAATTTTATACTACATTCAATCAAGACACAATGACGCTGGCGTTGACAGTAATGGTAACTTAACAGCTATTTCTAGTACTCACGTAATCACAGGTCAAACGTCTTCAGCAACAGGAACACCAGACACAGGAGTTTCGGCAACAGTTAACAATGTTGTATTTTCAAGTGGGTATTCTGCTTCTGAAATAGATCATGACTCTGGCGATGTATTGTACATAGAAAACAGAGCACCTATTCAAAGAGCAACAGACCAAACAGAAAATATTAAACTAGTTATTGAGTTTTAAAGGGAGATATTATGCCAAGTCCAACAGACTTCAATCTTTCACCTTACTACGATGACTTTAATGAGACAAAAAAGTTTCATAGAGTTCTTTTTAGACCAGCATTTGCTGTACAAGGTAGAGAGTTAACACAGTCACAGTCTATTCTACAGAATCAGATTGAGAGACTATCAGACCATGTCTTTGAACAAGGCGCTATGGTTATACCTGGTGATATTGGCTACGACTTAAACTATTACGCAGTTAAATTAACTTCATTTACAGATTCAGCTTCAGTTGGTATTACACTATCAAACTTTGTAGGTTTAACATTAACAGGCGCTTCTTCAGGTGTTCAGGCAAGAGTTGTACATCAAGTAGCAACAGATGGAACTGACCCTAACACATTATTTGTAAAATATATAAATTCAGGTACAGACAATACTAAAACTGCCTTTGATGACAACGAAACAATTTCAGCCGTAACTACAATTGACGGAACAGGCACAACTGTTTCAGCAGTAGTTGATTCTACAGCAGTTGGTAGTGCAGCTTCAATTAAAGAAGGTGTTTATTACATAAATGGTTTTTATATTAAAGTAAACGATCAAGTTTTAATACTAGACAAGTATACAAACACTCCTTCTTACAGAGTAGGTTTAACAGTAACAGAAAGTTTTGTAACACAAAACGATGACGCAACTTTAAATGATAATGCACAAGGCGTTTCAAATACAAATGCTCCAGGCGCTCACAGATTTAAAATAGATTTAACATTAGCTAAAAAATCTTTAACTGCTACAGATGACGCAAGTTTCGTAGAGTTATTAAGATTAAAAAAAGGTTTTATACAAAACCAAGTTAGAACAACTGAATATGCTATATTAGAAGATACATTAGCAAGAAGAACGTTTGATGAATCAGGCGACTATGCAGTAAGAGACTTTGATTTAGATTTAAGAGAACATTTAATATCAGGTACTAACAGAGGAATATATTCATCAGGAAATGGTGGATTAGAAACTAAAATTGCAGCTGGTCTAGCGCCAGGTAAAGCATATGTTAGAGGTTTTGAAATAGAAACTATCGGTACTAGTTTTGTTGACGTAAACAAAGCAAGATCATTTGATACACAAAATAATTCTAATACTAGATTTGATATAGGTAACTTTGTATATGTTAATAATGTATATGGTTCTCCAGATGTTGGATTTGTTTCAGGTGATGTTGCAGCTTTCAAAAAAGTTGGTTTATACAATAAAGAAACATCAGCAAGAGGAACAGAAAATACTGGTTCAGGTTCTAGTATAAATTCAATAGGCCGAGCTAAGTCTAGAGGATTTGAATATGCTTCAGGTTCATCAACTTCAGGTTTCTTTGCTAGTTCTAGTGCAAACGCTTCGGTTTTCAAACACTACTTATTTGACCTTGTTATGTTTACACATATCAACGTTGCAAAAAATCAATCGTTTACTAACGGTGAAAAAATTACAGGTAGTACTTCAGCTGCTACAGGTACATACGAAAATATTTCAACAAACAATAGTCACACAATAACAGGCGCAACAGCAGCTAATCCTGTTGTAATAACATCGTCTAATACTTTAAAAGAAGGACAACAAGTTACAATTTCTGCCGTTGTTGGTATGACACAATTAAATGGTAATACATATACAGTAAAAAATCCAACTGCTTCAAATTTTGAATTAGATGTAAACGGTTCTTCTTTCAGTTCATATACAAGTGGTGGTATAGCAGATCAATCGGTTGTTGTTTTATCTAGTGTATCAGGAACATTTACACCTGGCGAAACTATAACAGGTGCTATTTCATCTAACACTGCCACTATTCAAGCAAACGCTAGAGGTTTCAAAGGTGTTACTTCGTTTGATTTTTCATCTACTAAACAACTTGGTATGGACGGATCTCCAACATACACAGCAGACACTAAATTAGATAGTACATACGGAGAAAGTTTACAAATTACAGGTACAATATCAATTGCAAACAGTAGTAATACTGTTACTGGTTTTGGTACTAAATTTAATACAGAATTAAGAGTTAATGACAAATTATCATTTACTACAAACGCAGGTACTACAGTTAATAAAATAGTTGAAGCAATTATTTCGGATACTAGTTTAGTATTCTCAACTACTGTTGGTGGTTCAGATGTATCAACTAAATCCAATTCAAACAGAAATAGAGGTAAACTTACAGATTCAAATAAAAACATAAACGTATTTAAGTTACCTTATGAAAATGTTAAGACATTAAAAACAACGGCTAATTCAGGTGCTAGTGATACAAACTTTAAAGTTAGAAGACACTTTGCAACAACATTAGGATCAAATGGTGACGCAACCATTTCAGCAGGTACAAATGAAACATTTACAAGTCTAACAGAAAACGATTTTTCGGTCTCAATTATGACAACCGGTTCAGGTGGAACAGGTGCAGTAGGAGACTTTATGAGTTTAACAGGATCAAACCATGAGGGTGATTCAATATTTACATTAGGTGGTTCTCCATCAGGTAAATCTTTAACGTTAGATTTTGGTTCTAATTTTGCAGGACATAAAATTAAAATCTTAGCAACAATCAATAGATCAGTTGTAGAAGAAAAAACAAAATCTTTAGTTACAGGTTATACAAGAAATCAAATTAGTTTAGCAGATATTAATAAACAAGGTGGTATGAGATTAAGTGTAGCCGATGTTTACAAATTAAACTCTGTTAAAATGGCAACTGGTTTTGGTACTTACTCATCTTCAGGAGAAATTGATATTACAGATAGATTTACTTTAGATAATGGACAAAGAGATAACTTCTATGATATAGGTAGAGTATTTTTAAAAACAGGTGCAGTAGCACCAACAGGTTCAATTCAAATTAATGTAGATTACTTCTCTCACGGTTCAGGAGATGTATTTACTGTAGATAGTTATTCAGGTGCTGTTGACTATGCAGATATTCCTTCTCATACTTCCGATACAACAGGAGACATATTTGAGTTAAGAGATTGTTTAGACTTTAGACCAAGAGTTGATGATAACTCTACGATCAATAAAGGTGAACAAGATAAGTATTATAATGGTGCTGGCGCTTCAGTTGTAGATGTTGCTAAGTTCGGTACTGATATAACTTCAGATTTAGAATATTACTTACCAAGAATAGATAAAATCTTTTTAGACAAAAACGGTAAGTTTAAGGTAGCAGAGGGTGCTAGTGCTTTAGTTCCTCAAGCACCAAAAGATATTGATAGTGCAATGCACCTTTACACTTTAGATGTGCCAGCATATACTTTATCTACAGACGATATAACGATTACTAGAGTTGACAATAAAAGATACACAATGAGAGACATTGGTAGATTAGAGAACAGAATTGAAAATGTAGAATATTATACTCAACTATCTTTGTTAGAATCACAAGCACAAAATTTGCAAGTACAAGACGCAGAAGGATTTGATAGATTTAAGAATGGATTTATAGTAGATAATTTCACAGGTCATAGTATAGGTGATGTAAAGAATTTAGACTACAAGGTTTCTATGGACATGGCAAGAGGCGAGTTAAGACCAATGTTTAATGAGGATGCCGTACAATTGATTGAAAGCGACAATGACGGTACTACTATTACTGCTTTAGATAGAACTGAAGCTAAGTATGCAAAAACAGGAGATTTAATTACTTTACCTTACACAGAGGCAACTTTAATTGATCAACCTTTTGCAAGTAAATTTGTTAACGTAAACCCTTTTGACATATTCACATGGTCAGGTAGTATTGCGTTAACACCACCGTCAGACGAATGGAAAGAAACAGAAAGAGTGCCAGAATTAGTTGTTAATGCAATAGGTGGTTTTGATACTCTAGTACAAAATTTAGGTAATCCAAATTTACAAAGTGTAGAAATTGGTACAGTATGGAATGAATGGCAAGATTTCTGGACAGGAACACCAACTGTAACTGGCCGTAGAAGATTAGGAAACGTTAGACGAGGTAGAAGAATTAATGCACGTCACGAAATTACTGAAACTGGTAATCAAACATCAACAAGAACAGGTGTTAGATCAACAATAGTACCACAGGTAGTAAGAAATTCAATTGGTGACAGAGTTGTTAGTGTTGGTTTTGTTCCTTTTTTAAGAAGTAGAACATTATCATTTAGTGCTACAAGATTAAAACCTTTAACGAGAGTTTACCCTTTCTTTGATAACATTGATATAGCAAGTTATGTTACACCAAATGGTGGTTCATTAGGTGGTAATATAGTTACAGATATTAATGGTGCTTGTTCAGGTACTTTTGCAATTCCTGATCCAAAAGTTAATTCTAATCCAAGATGGAGAGCAGGCCAAAGAGTATTCAGATTAACAAGTTCAGCAACAAACGTATTAAGTACGGCAGTTGAAACTTCAGGCGAAGCAGACTATATCGCAAAAGGTATTTTAGAAACAGTACAAGATCAAATTATTTCTACAAGAGAACCATTAGTTGTTAGAGAAAGCACTGTTGAATCAGTTAGTAGAATAGCGACTGCTACACGTGTTACAGAAATGACAATTGGTTGGACTGACCCATTAGCACAAACATTTATGATAGATGATGTTGGTGGTGTATTCTTAACTTCAATGGACTTATTCTTTAGTTCAAAAGACGACAATATTCCAGTAACAGTACAAATTAGAGAAGTAGTAAATGGTTACCCAGGAAAAAGAATAGTTCCGTTTAGTGAATTAACTTTAAATCCGTCATCTGTAAACATAAGTACAGACGCAACAACAGCTACAACATTTACTTTTAACTCACCAGTTTATTTACAAGAAAAAACAGAATACTGTTTCGTTGTAATGGCTAATACTAATAATTACAACTGTTATGTTGGAAGATTAGGTGAAAAAGTAATAGGTTCAGATAGAACAATTTCTCAACAACCTTATGCTGGTGTTATGTTTAAATCTCAAAACGGTTCTACATGGACAGCAGAACAAAATGAAGATATTAAATTTAAAATCAAAAGAGCAGAATTTGAAAATGTTACAGGTACAGTTACTTTAACTAATGACGCTTTACCTATTAGAACATTAAAAACTAATCCTATTAGAACAACAAACTCTAGTGGTGTGGTTACAGTTTCACATCCTAATCACGGTATGCATGGTACAACAAACAATGTTATAATTGCAGGTATTCCATCAGGTACTTACAATGGCCT